TCAAGATCGCCGCCGAACTCAGCAAGTCCGGCGCGGATGGTCTGGCGCATCCAGCCCGGCTGCAGGGCGCGCAACTCGGCGCTGTCGTGGATGCGGCGGTGGCAGGTGTCGCCCGGTCCGTCGCAGACCGGCATCACCATGCTGTCGGGCGCCTTGAGGCCCATCCCGCTCATCCCCCACATGCCGATCAGGTGATGGGCGGCGTTGGCCGGGGCGCCGCACAGGCAGCAGGGCAAGGTGCGGACGAAGGCCAGGTACTCCGGGGAGCGCCAGCGGCAGTCGTTGGCCGCCTGGCGCCGCGGCGCGCTGCGCTTCTCCCGCTTGCGGTTCGTCGGCGCCTTGGTCTTGAGCTCGCTGCGATTCTGGATCGGGGCCTTGCGCTTGATCGGGCCTGATCGCTTCATTCATCGTCCTCCCACGGGTCGCCGAACATTTCCTCGCAGGTCTGCTCGAAGATGCAGTCCTGGCACAGCGCCTCGCCGTCATCGCTGACCGCCACTGCCGGCTCGTCACACTTCTCGCATTCGCCCAGGTCGAACATCACTCCGCCTCCCTGATCTGTTCGCCATCCATGCCCAGACGGGGCGTCAGCCCGCCGCCCGGGGCCTTGAGGTACTGGAGTCCGGTGCGGTGATCGGTCACGACCGCCACGCCGCTGCGACCATTGGGCGGGTCGCTGTCGTCCTTGGGCTTGCCGCCGGACAGCAGCGCCATCACCAAGACCACCACGAAGAACGCGGTGCCGAGCCCGAGGCCGAACTGGAGGCCTTCCAAGAACCACTTGCTCATCCATCCACCTCCTTCGCTTCTGCCAGCGCATCGAACAGCGCGTCGGCGATCAGGGCCAGCTCAACGATCTGCCAAACGACGAGCCCCATGCCGGCAGTGATGCCGGCAATGACGAGCCAGAATGGAATGCGCTTCATGCTGCCACCTCCCCAAACAGGTCGAATTGCTCTTCTCGAGCGGGGCGCTCGATCTCGCCATTCATCCAGCGACCCCAGGTCTTCGCATCGATCACCTGCCCCTCGTACACATGCCCTTTGCAGGCGTGGCAGTAGATGTGCTGCCGATCGCGCTGGCTGAAATCGCTGGTTTTGGTCGATTCGCACAGCTTGCATCCAGTCATGCCGCCCCCTTCGCTTCCGTCAGCGCATCGAAAAGCGCATCGGTAATCATCACCAACTCCACGGCCTGCCAAACAAAAAGACCCATGCCGGTGACAACTGCTGCCGCGCAGCACCAGAAAGCCATATTGCTCATGCCGCCTCCTCGTAGCTCTCGTAGGCCGCCAGCGCGGGCTCACTCCACTGCACGCCCAGCTCCACACCGGTCGCGTACAGGAACTCCACGAACTGGCTGGCCTCGGCC